TCAAAACAAATACCACGATCGTGAGCCTCTCGTCCGACTGAAGTTCCACACATTTCACACTTCATTCTTCTTCCTCCAAAGGGACAGCAGCATCATCAACGTCCAACTCGTCTCCACTGCCGTCCGTTAAATATCCATAACATATTTCACAGTCATAATCACATTCGTTCATTCTTCTTCCTCCAAAGGATGGGAGACAACAAACGTTGTCCCATCTTCATACATGACTGAAACCTCTGCAGGTTTCCATGTCCATTTTCCGTCTTTCTTTATTCGCCAGTAGAGTTTTCCGCTCATAAACAGACGAAGGAACTTGTATACATAAAGGTTTGTATACATCACTTAGGTAAAAATGGTTCCATACGCCATTGATCAACATCACTACCATAATGTTCAATTTGACGCATCATAAAACCACTAATGAGAGTTGCAGGTGTAACTGCAACACGTAAAGCAAGATAAGCATGCCCAACGACATTGCCAAGATTTTCTTCAAAAACTTGCAAAGAAGACCTCGATTCATAATCAGAGGAATAAAATCGTCGTCTATTCTGATATTCCGCATGTTCATGACGCAATAACCTCCCAGAAAGACCAGGTCGAGATAATGCAAACAAATAACCATCAAAAGCTTCATCACGAATTTGTGCCAAAACAGGTGGCAAAGGCAATCGATAGATAATATCACCTTCGCGACTTCTTCGCAGGTACTAATTTCTTGGTACTCTTCTTACCGTTAGTATAACGATACCGTACCATTTTTCCGTTCTTCTTAAATTTCTTACCGTAATTATAAGCCATCACAAACACACTCCTGAAACATGGGAGTATGCCTTGTTGGTAATACCAACTAGATGTAATAGACCTGCCAAAACCAGGTATTCTATTCTATTATTACGAAGGTGATCCACGATGGTTGCCCAACGTGTTACTTCAATTGCAGTTTCAATTTTCGTATTCATAAAATCACATCTCCGTCATTGGTTCACAGAGGTATCCACGATGGTTACCTGGAACTAAATCTATCTGAAGACCGTATGCACCATCTCCAGAATAATTAATCTTAATCAATCCACAAGGGAACATTCCACCCTTGATTCTAGTGATTCCACCGACAGTAGTAGCAGAAACGGAATCAACATCATGAAGTTGCAATCCAGTCAATTGGTTAGCACCTCCAGGATACATAGTATCTACATTAACACCATCATTCTCAAATGGATATGGTGCAATATTATTTTCAGTAATCATATCAGACAATACAATTTCAGACTGATCTGTTCCTTCATTAAACAAAGCCTGTAACCAGTTCTCTGGGTCAACACCCTGAGAATCCGATGCATCATCAGGTACATTCGGATCTAAAACATTAGGTAATCCTCGACTTGCTGCATATCCCTCAATAAGTGATACAGCATTAAATCCAGAACCTGGAGCATTACCAGGGAAACTAGCACCTGTAGCAATAACTTCAAATTCTTCAGTATCTCCAGGGTCAGCATTTCCAAGTGGAATAACATATTTCGATGGTTCCCACTCACCTGCAATAGCCGGAGACAAATCAGAAGAAACTGGCAACAAATTACCAGAATATCCAGCAGCATGATGAGTAGCATCAGCAAAAATCTTGAAATCAAGGAATCTAGGACGTACAGATACACTTTCACTTAACGCCTCATTATTCATTCGTTGCCAATTTCTAAATCCTTTTTCCCAAGAATTAGACATAATCCAAGTATTAGGTAACTTGGAAACAGTAATTGTACCAGAAGTACCGGTCAAAACTTTGATACCGGCAACAGCCCAATTAATGCCTTGGCGATAAAATCGCCTATTCATAAGAGATGCACACTGACTCAAGTCAATATACTGATCTCCATTAGGAACCAAAGTGAAAAACATAGTTTCAACAGCAGGTTCAATCTTTTTCATTTTGCGAGAGGTTCTCTTTTTCGCCATAATGGGGGGTATAGGATTCCCCTCTTATATTTTGGCGTCAACACCCACGCATCGCTTGGTTGCACCAAGGCGCTACGCCGCCCTATCTCTAACGAGAGCATCTTGTTGGTACACAGATGCCCCGATTCACAAGACGAGGTTGGTAGGGTCAAGCCCCACACGCCCTCATCTTGATGCCGTCATCCGCCACCGGGGGCGGTCGATATTAAGAAGATACCGCCACATGCGTCATCGTTGTGAAAGAAAATGCCAAGAATGGCCATTTGCGTGAAGAAAAAGATTAGATTGAGATAATAGATCTACAACTTCCTTTTCTTCTTGTTTTCGATTTCGCAGCTCACAATTTTTTGACTGACGAAACGATTCGTGGAATTTACCACATTTAGTACAAATAGTGGCCATTACAAAAAACACCCACAGTCCATAGGCCAACAGTGGTTACAATATCCTTTGTCCCCTGTAACAGCACCGGGCGTTCGGGCTACACTGCAATGCAGTCGTTCCGCCTCGAACGCGCGGTGACTGTTACAACGGGGACAACGAACATGGCCAATCCAGCCAGTGCCGTTACAGGAACATGCCTGGTTTTGACATCGGCCCGTTAGGCCTCTTTTAAGCAAAACCACCGCTTCGCGGCAAGGGCTTTTAAGAAGATAAGGTGTCATTCTTCTTCCTCCTTCAGCAAAAACGCTTCATATTCCTGCATGTCAAGCCGACAATAACAGTCAAAACAAATACCACGATCGTGAGCCTCTCGTCCGACTGAAGTTCCACACATTTCACACTTCATTCTTCTTCCTCCAAAGGGACAG